GTGCTTACCGATACAAAATTAAAAAACCTCAAGCCGCAGGACAAACTGTACAAGGTCTCCGATCGTGACGGGCTGTATGTAGCTGTGCTTACGTCAGGTACGGTCTCGTTTCGCTATGACTACCGTATCAACGGTCGCCGCGAAACACTGGTAATCGGGCAGTATGGGCGTGACGGTATCAGCCTGGCAGAAGCGCGGGAAGAACTGATTGCTGCAAAGAAGCTGCTTAAAGCAGGCCAGTCGCCGGCTGCGGCTAAACGTGACGGTATCAAAAAGATTCGTGGTGCCGAGACGTTTGCGGTACATACCGACAGTTATATGAAACACGTCATCCTGGCTGACAGTACCCGCGCAATGAAGCAGGCGGTGATCGACCGTGACATACTTCCGGTTCTTGGCAACAAAATGATGGCTGAAATTACCACATCGATGGTTCGTGATTTGTGTGACCGGATTGTCGAACGCGGCGGCCGGGCAACAGCAGTGCAGGCCAGGGAGATCATCAGCAGCGTATACCGTCATGCCAATGACCGTGGTCATGGTTTGTTTAATCCTGCTGCTGACATTAAACCTTCGTCTATCGCCATATTTAAACCACGAGAGCGAACACTGACACCAGAAGAAATTGGTCTGTTCTTCCGCACGCTGGATGCCATTGGTGCTATGGGCACTATGAAAATGGCTTTAAAGTTGGTGCTTATCACTATGGTTCGTAAAGGCGAATTCACCAATGCAACGTGGGATGAAATAGATTTTAAAAAATGGACATGGACAATTCCTTCAGACCGCATGAAAGGAAGCCGGGCGCACGTTATTTACCTGCCTAAACAGGCACAGGATATATTGGTCGGGTTGCAGATGTGCGCTGGTGGAAGTGAATACCTGGTTCCTGGTCGTTACAATTTCCGGAAGCCATTATCTAATGCCGCGTTGAACTCTCTGATCGACAGAACGGTGAAAATAATAAATGAAGATGGTGAGCATATTCAGGACTTCACCGTACACGATATGCGCCGTACAGCCAGTACGTTGTTGCATGAGGCTGGTTATCCTTCAGACTGGATTGAAAAGGCTCTGGCACATGAGCAGAAAGGTGTGCGCGCCGTATATAACAAAGCGGAATACGCCAGACAGCGCGCCTACATGTTGCAGCAGTGGGCAGATATGATTGATTCCTGGATTGACGGGGAGCATACGGATCTGATTCCGTTCTCCCCGTCGAAGTTTGAGAAGTGGATGGAAGACAGTAATAAATAATTCTATCCTTCCTGGACTTTGGTAAGCGTCAGATTTCCGCAGAACACTGCGCCGGTGTCGATGTACATTTGGTTTGCATACACCAGTGGGTGATGTGCTGGCGTATGACCGAAGATGAACAAATCGGCACCGGTTATCTCCGAGACAATACCGTCCTGCGCGTCGCTAACCCGCTCACGATTCCATATCACCATTTCTTCCGGTACTGGCTTATCGAATGCGTATTCGTTGTGCGGGTAGTCTGCGTGGCAGATGACGACCTTCTTATTGCCGGTAACCAGTTCGATAATCATCGGGAGGTTGGTAACCTTTGGCAGAAGGTATTTGAGTTGCACATCCTGCTCAGAATCAAGTTGGTGCCACCATCCACCGCCGTTTGACATCCAATGTCCGAAACTTCCGCCGTTGACCAGTGCATCCAGCATCATCTGCTCATGGTTGCCACGAACAGCTCGGAACCACGGCATAGTAATCAAATCCAGGCATTCGACGTTTTCAGCGCCGCGGTCAACAAGGTCACCAACGGAAATAAGCAAATCGCGCGCCGGGTCGAATGAAACTTTGTCGAGTTCGTTCATCAGCAGCGTGTAGCACCCATGCAGATCGCCGACGACGAAGATATTGCACCAGTCAGCGCCATTGATGCGTTGATATAGGTTCATGCTGCACGCTCCCGCCCCTGGTTGTCTGTTGGTGACAGCGGAGCATTGCTGAATGCATTTGTTAATCCGCCGATATCCAACGCGTATCCAGGGTGTAGTTGTACTGCCGGATCTTCGCACTGATTACCCCAAACATCGAAGCCATGAGACGGCTGGCGGGCGAACAGTTCAATGCGAGAAACATCTCCTAACAATTGCACAAGTTTTTCACGAACGACATCTGGTTTTCTTGAGTGCTCAAGCCGCGGTGCGGTAAATGACTGAACGATCCCTGCATTAATGCGCGTAGGTAGTTTTCCCTTTACCGCAAACAGGCAATCTTCACTATTGGCGCGAGTCATGTGACCCATACCCATAACCAGTTTATCTGGTTGTCGACTACCACATTTTATCCACGTGAAGCCCTTCATGGTCATAAGACGGAATTCCCAGGCTTCAACAACTTTTAGTGCTTCGAGTGGTTGTGTTGGCACCCACCACATGGCCAACAGACAGTTTTCATCGGCCAAATCCCACACAGGAAGGCGGCAGATATCCAGCACACTCATAACCGGATATTTAAAACCGGCACCGCGATTACCATCTGTGGCTTTGTCCCGGTATACCCAGGGTGGATCTGCATAGATTAGTGTGTATTTCTTAGTCATAAACCACCCCACAACATCCTATGCCGCTATAGTCGCCACGGCGAAGGCCGTTACCTTTTGTGATACATTGGTCCCTGCGAACCGCGATCCTTGCACGCTCAACATCACCAGAAGCAACATCCATACACTGAAGCCAAAGGTGGGCGGCAATGCGGAACTGCCCTTTTTTCTCTCTTTCAATCGCGCGTTTTTCGATCTCTATCGCCGCAGGAGTAACGGCAACAACCTTTGAAGGGCTGCGCATTGAAACCTTGTTCATGTGATATTTTTCAAGTCGGCTTAACTTTCTCACTTAATCCAACCCTCTCTGAAAATTAATGCCAGCAGATAAAGCCATGCTGAAACAGAGGCCAGGAATAAGTACCATCCTGACCATTTGCTCCAGTGCCTTAGCAGCGCACTCATGCAGCGTTGCTCACAGGACGATATACACGTTGCTGAACAGGAGGTTTTTTACCCTGGAACTCTGCCGGGCTTGCTGCCTGACGTTCATCAAGCCAACGCTCAACTTCATCACGGTTCCATGCGCAGCGTTTATCGGTGATATACCAGCGTTTAGGAAATTCCCCTGCGCGCTCCATACGGTCGATAGTGCTCCATGACAGTGGCACCACCGCCAGGAGTTCCTTCTTACCTAATGCACCTTTCATAAATACCTCTCTTGGTTGCAGTGCGGCGCGCGTGGCGCCGCGGTGGTGGTTACATAGATGTTTCGTTTAATTCTTCCCGACGAACGCTGTAAACGTCGGTGGCTTTTGCCAGCAGTTCGTCATCATCTGAAAGTTTTTGTGCAATGTATTTGTAAGCCTTATCCAGTTCGGAGACAGTGCTGTAATTCATCGCTGCGCTGGTAAAGGCCATCAGCATTTCTTCTGGATCACGGCTATCCGCTTTACGCGTTTGCTCATCAGGCTTTTTCGCTGGTTTAGCGTTGATCAGACTGTTCATTCCCGCAGCAGTGGTCGTTTGCGGAGTAATGTCTCGCTCAACGCGCGGTGCCGTTTCCTGTAATTCGTCAGGGGTGTAAACACCGAGAAGTACATCAGGAGCGTGCAGGCGAGCCCATCGTTTCGTGCAAAGATAGGCAAGCTGCTGGCGCGGATCCTGTTCCCACAATGGAGAGTTACGCACTCCGGCTTGCGCCATACTGATGGTAAGCTCACGTGGTTCTGCTTCTCCTTTAAGGACTGCTGACACAGTTACCGTCAGATTCGGTGATTTATCTGTTTTGCCGTTAACATTCGACCAGTCACCGCTCCAGCGATAATTCAGGCGTGTCGCTAGCAGGCTGGAAGAGGATACGACCGCGTTTACCAACTGTGCTTCGTAGCCTAACGTTCCGTTTACCACATGCGTTTTCTGCGCCACGGCGAAAGGGTTCATTCCCCACTGTGCCGCCTGCATGGTCACCGCCAGGCAATCGGCAGGTTTGCCTTCAAGATGTTTCGGTACAGTCGCTTTGCTTTGTGACATCAACTCAGCGAAACGCACCAGTTGATTCATGCCCTCGGGGCTGAAGATTGCCGCAGCAGTGCCTACAGTTGCGCCTGGTTGTGATGTGATTGCGATATCATTGCTCATACGTACATATCCTGTTTACGTGCCCAGTCAGGGCGTTTAATAATTTCCACTCCGCCCCATTCATCGTTGATGCGGCATTCGTGATAGGTATTCAGATCCCGGCGGAACAGAGCGTGCCCGGCATCGACATCTGGTGCATCCAGCTCGAACACGCGTACCGGATACCGACCACAATCAATGCTTTCGCTCACGGCAAGAAAGAAAAAACCATGCGGCTGACCAGTAACCCTCATTGCGCCTTCGCGGTACATTGCGTCCTGCACGTGGTAGCGGAATTCCTCGATGTGGCGTGCAAAACGGTCCATATCTGCAACCTTTTTCACGTCGACGATCACGTTGTGCTCGTTCAGCCATTTGTCTGGACGAATTCGGCACAACTCACCCGTCTCTTCATCGTTCCAGTACATTGATGCTTCGCAGTAACCAGGTGCTTCCAGCATCCAGCGTGCCGCCGGATGAGCCATTGCGCTATCACGCATCAGCTCCAGTTTTCGCCACTGCTCGACATCAAGTACCGTAATACCCATATCCGCCACATCACGAAGAAATGCTTCTTCGTCAGCTTTACCTTGTTTTGTCCGACGATCGAACTTCGGTGAAACAATGAAGCGTTTGTCGAATTCTCCAGGCTCCAGAAGCAGACAGTGCAATGCGGTTCCCATATCCAGTGCAGACTTTTTCTCTTCGTCTTCTGGTGCTGCCTGAACCCATTTAAGAAGCGCCGGATTCTTGGCAACCATGTCCAGTTGCGACTTACTCACGCCGTCACCGGCGTGGTAGTCTTCGTTGCTGATGTCGAAATAAATTCCCGGTTTCATGCCGCTTCCCTCTGCCCATCAATCCGATCCGCCAGATCCCAGCGGGCGATAATTGCCATTGCCTCGCGCCGGTAGGAATCCATCAGTTCTTCGAACTCTGGACTGTCTTTAGCGGCCTCCAGTACTTCCTGGCGAACGCCTTTAACTGTTACAACGTCGAAAGTTGATGCCAGTTGATGAAGCCGGATACTCTCAATCAGTTCAACTTGTCGGTCATATAGCTGTTCTGACAGGCGGTAGTCCTTGTCGAATGCCAGCATGATTTTTTGAAGATTTTTCTGCTGATTAACGTTCATTATCAGCCCTCCCATATCTCGTTATCGTTGGCCACATCGCGAGCTTCTTTGCTGACGAAAGCCCACTTAATGCCTTCCTGTAAGGTGCGGAACTTCCAGCTCATGAATCCGCATGCAGTAACGCAGTACCAACCGTTGATGATTTTCCACTGCATAACTTGTTACCTCGGTCTGTTATCGTTGAGGTAATAATTATGCGTATCTGGTTTGATGTCAATAGATATGAGTTAAAAAAATTACCCGTTAGGTAATCAAATAGGCAATAAAAAAGCCGCCAGAAGGCGGCTTACTTACTGAAAAATATGATTTTATTGTTTGCTTTTTTCGTTCTGGTTGATGACAAATTCAATGTAACTTTCGATCTTTGCCTTCTCTGTTTCAGGTAACAATGCGTAGCGCGAGCGGTCATAGTTGATAGTTGCAGGGTCATGCGGATGAATCAGTAGTTCATATCCGTGACGCCCGAATGCAGATGCAACATTCTCCAGGGTGGAAATGGAAACGCTGACCTCATTGTTTAACAGGCGGCTGATTGTCACCTGGGCGACGCCGGATGCGCGGTGAAGTTTTCCCTGAGTTGAAAGGTCGCGGCTTTCGCTCATCCAGCGTTCCAGGTTGTGAGCCGCCAGCTGACCAATGTCGCTTGGGCCGACAGGCTGAAAACCTTCCTGAGAAAGCGAGCGATCGATATCAAGCCAGTTACGGGGTTTATTGGCGGCAGCTTCAATTTTTCGCGCAACCTGGTCGCCGATAACCTTCTTGCCAAGAGCCCAGCGGTTTACCAGATTTGCCTGAGTTCCAAGTTTTTCAGCCATCCGCGTCTGAACACCATTGAATTCACGGTCGATCAAGTCGTTGAGATTTTGCCTGCGGACGTCCTGGATACTTTTCATTTTCTGGAAAATCGCCTCATATCTGAATCAGAAGATGATTCAATTTAAAGCAATATTACCCAACAGGTAAATGCACCTCATGGGTAACTATCCTTGATTTTTGTTACCTTATAGGTGAATATTTATTATCTGAAATAAATATCAGGCAATAGCTATGAGCGATAACGGACATTTCGATTTCAAAAAGCACTGGCTTGCACTTACTCCGGATGAGCGTGAAGCCTTCGCACAGGAAGCCGGAACGACGAGTCACTATATCCAGACTCACTTAACAGGTAAGCGCAAAATGCCAGGTAAGGTATTGATGGATGGGCTTTTTAAAGCCTGTAAATCAAGACAATGGCTGCGCTCAAAAGCAGAACTGGCATACTTCTTCTACTCATGATATCCAGCCACAACCCTCTGTAGACCGCCATCCGGCGGTCTTTTCATATCTATTCGTACCTCAAAGGTAATAAAAAACCAAATATGGTTGATCTTTTTTTTGTGTCAGCACAAAATAACCGTAATCCCAATACTAATAACAGGGCTTACCATGGAAATCATTACACGTATTGATGCCGCAAAGCGCGGACTTAAACGCTACTACACCGGAAAAACATGTAAGCACGGACATGACAGTGAACGCTGGGTTTACAACGGACACTGTGTTGAGTGCACCATGGAATCAAACCGTCGTATCAGGGCAGAGATTAAGCAGATCATGATTAATTCCTCCCCACAACATTCAAGCTGATAGCGGAGATTAATCATGAGCAGACATGCAACAGATTGGGCCTGGGAGACAGATCCAGGTAGCTCGTCATTAAAGCTCATACTGCTCTCGATGGCTGACAGAGCCGATGAATATAACCTCTGCTACCCCAGCATAGAACGCCTCGTTAAAGACACTTGCCTGAATAAAAAAACCGTGCAGGCCGGGCTTATATCGCTCATGAAAATGGGGCTTATTTCAGATACCGGAGAGAGAAAGGGAGCGACGAAAAGAGTGCGGGTTTTCTCTCTTAATATAACCAAAAACGGGAACATTAAAGGCAACCGGGAAGGGGGTAATGAACCCGAAAACGGTAATGTTACCGAAAACGGGAATATACCCAAAAACGGGATGTTGAATGATCCCAAAAACGGGATGTTGAATGATCCCAAAAACGGGATCCAGAACCAGTCATATAACCAGTCATTTAACCAAGAGAGGGAGAGCAGGACAAAAAGCGGGGATTCTGTGCCTCATGACCCCGGCGCAAACAACGCCGTGATGAATAACTTTGTTCCTCCTGGTGGGCCAGGGCAATTAGGCAAATTTGTCATGCATGAACAATGGCAGCCATCAGATGACTTTCTTCGGAAAAGCTCATTGCAGGGAATCTACCTGGACAGTCTGCCAACGGCACAGGAACTTGCAGAGTTCAGAATTTACTGGATGGCTGAGGGTAAGGCATACCATCAGGCACAGTGGGAGCAGAAGCTGGCAAGGCGGCTGCAGATTAGCAGACAGAAGCAATCAACATTACCTGATAACAACGTTCCGCACTGGAACAGCCCTGAAGCATGGGAGGATTTCTTGTGAACAACGTTTTTACCGCGATACAAAACCGTGACGGAGAAGCCCTTTCTCGCATGTCAGGTTATGAGCATCAGTACACCAACAATGACAACGTGGTGAACATGTCAGCAGAGAGGCTTGTTGATGCCCTTTTCAAACAGCTGAAACAACTGTTTCCGGCGGCAGTGGTAACCAACCTGAAGACGCCAGAGCAGGAAGTTGCTGCAAAACAGCAGTGGATTGCTGCGTTTGCCGAAGGGGGGATCCGAACCCGTGAACAGGTTTCTGCTGGTATGCGCCACGCCCGCGCCAGTGAGTCTCCGTTCTGGCCGTCGCCAGGGCAATTCATCAAGTGGTGTAAAGACAGCAAGATGGTTCTTGGCGTCACCATTGACGATGTGATGGCGGAGTTTCACCGGTACAGCAAGGAAAAAAGTTTATATCCTGGTGGTCCCGAAAGATTCCCGTGGCGACATCCGATTATGTACTGGGTCGTATGTGATACCCGCCGTGCAATGTATCAGCGCCAGCTTAGCGAGATTGAGGTTGAGAAACACGCGCGCAGGCTGCTCGATGATTGGGCGAAAAAGGTGGCTTCCGGACAGCAGATACCCGATCCGGTGATCAGCATACAGGCAAAGCCAGAACCCATGAGTACACCTCCGGACACAGGGAGAGACGTTTACCATCCACCAGGGCGAAGTTTCGGGTGCATGCCTAACGCCGCCACCCTGGGGGGAATAACACCGGCGCAGTGGCTGATGGAGGAATACAGGCGGGGAAAGGCGTCAGGATTTATCAAGTAATACCAGCGCGATAGCGCATTTTTTTACGTCTCGATAATTACCTTAGAGGTAATAAAATATTCTAAAATCTATTGATTTCGTGTCTTATGTGGTTTTTAATTACCTAAGGGGTAAATCATGAAAAAACAGATGCAGGCTCTTGGTCGACTCAAAACAGGCCAGATGAACAAAACAGAATCTGCGTATTGCCAGCACCTTGAGCTGCGTAAACGTGCAGGAGAAATCGTCTGGTATCGATTTGAGGGTATCAAGCTGCGGTTAGCTGACAACACGTTCTATACGCCAGATTTTGCTGTGATGCTCGCCACCGGCGAGATGGAACTGCACGAAGTGAAAGGGGGATTCTGGACCGATGACGCCAGAGTGAAAACCAAAGTCGCCGCAGATCAGTATCCGTTCCGAATCATCGGGGTAACGGTTAAGCCAAAGAAAGCAGGTGGTGGCTGGAACATCGAAGAGTTCTGAATCGACGATCTTTTTAGTTATCAATGTAATCAATAAGTTATGTGGATAAGCGAGGGTAAAGATGGAAAGTAATATCAAATGGTTAGTTGCCGCCGGGCATGAGATGGCTTCGGAACTGAAAGCAGAATGTGGTGCCGTTGATATGCGCAGTGTGGCAAAGCTGATCAGCTATTTGGCAACGCAACTGGAAGTGCAACTGGTGCGTGCTAATGCGCTGGCTGCGGAGAATGCGCTGGCTCGTAAAGCAGTTCAGGCATTTTGCGATGTTGTTGGCGACAGCACCGAGGTTATCTGCGAGGAGATTGGGCGAGATGGCGTTCTGGTTATTTTGGAGGCAATGAAGGCAACAGGAAATATGCCAGCCACCGATGCTTTCCTGTCTGAAGTGCGGGCGCAGGGGGTAGAGATGATGCGCGAACATCCATCAATCAAACTTTGTTCTTTGACGCACATATGTGATGAGTTAGCCGCCCAGCTTCGCAAAGGAGGCAGCCAGTGAGCAAGATTGACTATCAAAAGCTTCGTGAAATCGCTGAAAAAACAAAAATTGCTGGTGAAGCACCTGTAATGCCTTTCGATCAGCGAATTAATGCGCTTAACGATTTTATGAAGCACTTTTCGCCAGATATCGTGCTGGCATTGTTGGATGAGATCAACGCATTAGAGGAAACGCGTATCAACGATGTTTGCCGTATTGCGGAACTAACAAAACAACTGGAGTTGGCAAAATCAAAACTCAACGAGCAGCGTGAGTATTACGAGGGCGTTATCTCGGATGGAAGTAAGCGCATAGCAGAGTTAGAAAGTGATTCTCAGGCACAAAAGTTAGTTGAAGCAATCATTGTTGCGATAGAAAACGAACAGGAACGTCTTTTTGATGAAGATTACCTAATGGATTCGAAAGAATGCATTGACGTAATTCGTGAAGAAGTAAAGCGATGGAATGATTCCCGCGCCGCTGGCATTCGCATCAAAGGAGAGTGAGATGATTCACTACCACGGTGGGCCTATTACTCCTGATACGTGCGCAATGAGAGCATGGAAAGGGCGACATGCGTTTATCAGTTTTGCGCATTCAGGCCAGATCAATCTCGCGGCTGAATACTGTCAGTCGTTCGCGCTGGACAACGGTGCATTCACCGCCTGGAAAGCAGCTGGCAAAAACAAAATCGACTGGAGCGATTACTACGAGTTTGTTGCTCGCTGGAAGAATCACCCAGGATTCGATTTTGCCATTATCCCGGATGTTATTGATGGCGGAGAGGAGGAAAATGATGCGCTTCTGAATGAGTGGCCTCACGGAAAACTAGCTGGCGTTCCAGTGTGGCACATGAATGAAAGTGACGAGCGATTTATTCATTTGTGCAATGAGTTTCCGCGAGTGGCTATCGGTAGTTGTGGCGACTATGACGTAAAGCGCCCAACTCTTGCGGTAGCCAGAATGAAAGACCTGATTCGTCACATTGTTGATGGGCATGGTCAGCCGGTTACGAAACTACATGGATTGCGCATGTTAAATCCGCTGATATTCACAAAATTACCCTTAGCCAGCGCAGATAGTACGAACGTCGCTCGAAACATCGGTATTGATAAAGCCTGGTCTGGGGCTTATGCACCTGCAAGTAAAGAGACACGCGCAGCATTAATGGTAGAACGGATTGAGGCACACAATAGCCCTGGTTCTCTTGCGTATTGTGAACAACGCGACCGCTTTGAAATGCAATTGCAACTAGCAGTTTAAGGACTAACAAATGACCACTATTACCAAAGAACGTATTGAATTGTTCATTAAAAATCCGCTTGAAAACGGGCTTACTCGTGGCGAACAAATGGAACTGGCACGAATTGCACTGGCATCGCTGGAAGGCGAGCCGATAGGTTTCCGTTGCAGGCGCAATGATAACCTTGGTGATTGGAGTTACGTATATCATCGAGAGCCAGATGATTTTGAGCGCAAACATTTAGTGATAGAGGGCATTTACGCCGCCCCTCCAGCGCCGGTAGTACCGGAAGAAAAACCAATGCCTAATCCTCTTAGCATGTACGCGGTTGATGCTGTTGCCGCTATTGCAGAGGTGAGAGGCTGGAATGCCCGCCGCGCCGCCATGCTTCAGTCCGGAAACTTTCGGGAAAACAAGAATTCGTCAACCAATAATTTTCGGGAAATCGCGGAAACGTCAACCAACTATCCGGTAATTCCTAGTGAGGTGTTGTCCGCAATCCAGAAGGTTGCCAAGATTCGTGCCGATTTCGATGATTTTGACGGTGACAGGCGAGGTATCGGTGATTGTCTGGATGAGGCTGAGCAAGAGCTTATCGTTACCATTAACAAATATGCCAGTCAGTTGGCAGCAGAACCTATAGCGCCTAATGACGTTCGAGAGCAGACAGCCATTCCGCAAGTTCCGGTAATTCCGGATGGTTGGATAAGCTGTAGTGAGCGAATGCCGAACGACGCGCAGTGGTGCGTAGTGAACACAGAATACGGGTATTACGTGCAATGCTGGTCTGAAGGTCAAGGGTGGCTTGGTGATGATATCAGCATACCTGAATGCGATGTAATCAATTGGATGCCTCTACCAGAACCGCCGAAGGAGGTTAACCGTGGCTAACATGCAACTTATCCTTAAAGGTGAAAAGATTTGAGGATTCGCATCATTAATAACACCGACAAGCATCCGGAAGATTATTTGGATTGCTCGTTAGCAGAGTGCGGTATTTCCGTATGGGATGAGTTCGATGTGATGCGTAAAACCGCTTACGGCTATGTCGTAATTCATAACGGAGACGAATTATTTGTTCGTCGGTCAGAATGCGTGGAATTGATAGAAGAGAATCTCCGCACATCGGCAACACACAGCTAAGTATGTTCGCAATAAAGGTGAATATTGATGGCTAAATCAGCAGCAGAGCGCAAAGCCGCTCAGAGAGCCAGACAAGCTGAATCCGGTGTACGTAAGCTGGAGATTGTGCTTGATGCTCAGGAAATTGAAATGCTGGAGCGTAACTGTGCCACGCGTCGCCCCGGGCGTGCGCCTTACGAATTTGGTGAGTATATAGCGTTACTGATCCGCCAGGATGATGCACGCGTGCGCGGGCGTATAAAATCGATCAGCAGAAAACGTTGCGGTAAGTGCGGCGAGAGAGTTCCTGTGAATTCATGCCCGTGTAATGGTGACTCGCAATGCTGGGTGACTAAAGGCTGGCATGAAACGAAATTAATAGTGTGACATGTCACGAAGGTGTTATGCCAAAAATACGCTACGACCTTGAAGATATGAGAGATAACTCAGCAAATTTTCCGAAAGAGGTTAAATTTCTCATGCATAAGTATGGTTGCGCCAGGAGGGATATAGTTATCGACAGTCAGCACCCTTGCGGCGAGGATGTAATTTTCATTCGCGGTAAATGGGAAGGGTATCTTGACGAGAGTTTTTACGATGAATTTGATGGACTTTGAATACTGCCGCCAACTATGGCGGCTTTATTTTGCATGTTACTATTACCACAACGGTAACTATTACCACGGTGGTTATGATGCCTGCTGAACCTAAAACCTATAAACGCAAATCAACGCAATTTAAGCCGCTCACAGCAATGCAGGAGGCTTATTGCCAGTCATACATCAAAACGCCTGAAAACCAGACTCAGGCAGCGATTAACGCAGGATTCTCCCCAAATACAGCGGCAGTTAAAGCCAGTGTCATGATGCGCGATGAACGCATTCAAAAACGGATTGCCGAGTTGATGGAGGAGCGCAACAAACGAATGCGCGTCAGTGCTGATTACGTTCTCATGCGCCTGGTGGAGATCGACCAGATGGACGTGATTGATATCCTCAACGACGATGGGAGCCTTAAGCCAATCCGCGAGTGGCCGAAAATCTGGCGCACTACGCTTAGCGGCTTTGATCTGTCATCGACCATCATGAACATGAACGAGGATTCGATAGAGACAATCCTCAAAAAAATTAAATGGCCTGACAAGGTGAAGAACCTTGAGCTGATTGGTAAGCACGTCGATGTCAATGCATTCAAAGAACGCCTGGATGTTAATGTGAATGTGACAATTGCTGATCGCATAGCGGCAGCCAGGAAGAGACTGAAAGAACGTCAGGATGGCAATCAGTGACAGATGCAGCGTTATCTCCTGAAGAGCAGTTGATCGAGGATATTGCAGGGTTCACTCACGATCCGCTTGGCTATGCCCTCTATGCGTTCCCGTGGGGGGAAGAGGGGACTGAACTGGCACATGCCACCGGTCCACGTCAGTGGCAGGCTGATGCGTTCCGAGAGATACGTGATCACCTGCAGAATCCAGAGACGCGCTATCAGCCGCTTATGCTGGCACGCGCTTCTGGTCACGGTATTGGTAAATCCGCATTCATCTCAATGCTGATCAACTGGGGCATGTCCACTTGCGAGGATTGTAAGGTCGTGGTGACCGCCAACACCGACAACCAGCTACGAACGAAGACCTGGCCGGAAATTATCAAGTGGTCGAACCTTGCTATCACGAAAGACTGGTTTACCTGTACCGCTACCGCGATGTACAGCAATGATCCTGGGCACGACAAGCGGTGGCGAGCTGACGCAATCCCCTGGTCTGAGCACAACACTGAGGCATTCGCCGGATTACACAACGAGCGCAAACGCATCATCGTGGTATTCGATGAAGCGTCGAACATTGCGGATCTGGTGTGGGAAGTTGCTGAGGGTGCGCTTACGGACGAAGACACTGAGATTATCTGGGTGGCGTTCGGAAACCCGACGCGTAATACCGGGCGATTCCGTGAATGTTTCCGCAAGTATAAACACCGCTGGAAAACTGCGCAGATTGACAGCCGGACGGTGGAAGGCACCAACAAACAGCAGTTGCAGAAATGGGTTGATGACTACGGGGAAGACAGCGACTTCGTTAAAATCCGTGTGCGCGGCATATTCCCGGATGCATCTGAATTGCAGTTTATCCCTACCGGTCTTACTGACGAGGCAATGAAACGGGTGGTAACCGCTGCGCAGGTGGCACATGCTCCGGTGATAATCGGCGTTGACCCGGCATACTCCGGTGTTGATGACGCTGTGATATACCTGCGGCAGGGGCTGCACAGTAAGGTGCTGTGGACTGGCAACAAGACCACTGACGATCTGATTATGGCGAAGCGTATCGCTGACTTTGAAGACCAGTATCAGGCTGACGCGGTGTTCATCGACTTCGGTTACGGAACCGGTTTGAAGTCAATCGGTGATGGCTGGGGTCGTACATGGCAACTTGTTCCGTTCGGTGGCGCGTCTACTGACCCGCAGATGCTCAACAAGCGTGGGGAGATGTTCAACTCATGCAAGACATGGCTGAGGCTCGGCGGCATGCTGGATGACCAGGAAACAGCGGACGACCTGTCGACGGCAGAGTACAAAGTTCGCGTGGACGGTAAAATCGTTATCGAACCGAAGGAAGATATCAAAGAGCGACTTGGGCGTTCTCCTGGTAAAGGCGATGCGCTACTGCTGACGTTTGCGTTCCCTGTGTCGAAGCGTCTGCGAATTCCCGGGCAGCAGAACCAGCAAGGCAAAGCCATCACAGACTATGATCCTTTTGCATAAAAAAGCCCGCGAATCGGCGGGCTGATTGTGACATGTCACGGCGTTAGAAGGTTATTTTATCGAATGCGGCGTTGATTGCCTTGGCGTCCTGCTCAGCACCAACCACATCAAGTAAAGATCTTTTACTAAGCACTTCAGCCAGGCATTGTAACTTCATGTTGTATAAGTTTTCGCGCATGTAATCATCATCACTTTTTTCTTTGGCGTATACAGCGCGAGAAATATCAAACACATTGCCTTTTTCCATTTCAGTTTTCTGCGCTGAAATCCAGTCATGGCAAGTAACTCCTATTCCATGGTCATCGCTAAGCGTTAACCCGGCAAGTCGCTCACCTGGAATTGCTTCACAAAGCATTTCATTTCCTGCAAAAACACCATAAAAAATTGAGTCATCACCCTGAACAATGCGTACATATTTGCACGGCCATTCATTTAGATATTTAGCTAGCATGTCGGCTGTTTTCATGATCTCACCTTAAAAAAATGCCCGGCGAACCGGGCTGTACTGGTTTACAGCATGAAGTCATCGCAATGGCGTCCTGCTGTAAAAAGGGCGGTGATAGTTCTTCAAGGGAAACCATCACCGCCAAGCCCCTGGAACTTCTGGCATCACGGTCCTCAGGCGTGATTCTGGCGTGGCATGCAGGATTCGAACCTGCGACCAACCGCTTAGAAGGCGGTTGCTCTGTCCAACTGAGCTAATGCCACAACGCTGAGAGCACTTAGCCTGTTAAGGCGCCACACTTTGTCGCGGCTCCATAAATGCTCTCATCGTTGTACCCTCGTCTCTTCCGAGGCGTCACACCGAATCGCCGGGATGGTGAATCCCCGTGCGCGGAATAAAACCGCTCGACTTGCACATTCCGGCTACCTGGTTCGTTTGCCCGAGCAAGGGAGGGTGCCCCTTAAACGTATCCAGACCGCTATCGTCGCATGTGCCATACGCCGTACTGCTCAAAATAAAAGCTCACTCCACCTGTTCAATTTAACGACAAGCCAGTCAGGTTAGTAACCGGAATGAACTCTTTAGTTACCTGAAAGGTAATAATTTGTGCGTTAAATGTCAACTGTCTACGATAAATAAATCATATGTGGTTAAATTGGTAATAATTTAATTGCGTACGGAGTCATTGATATGTGCATGGGTAGCTCACCATCAGTGCCTGCAACACCAGAAGTTCAGGCAGCACCACAGGAGCAGGATGCCGCCGTTGTTGATGCCCGCGACGAAGAAACACGTCGCCGTCGCGCTGCTGCTGGTCGTAGTTCTACGCTGCTTACCGGTTCTCAGGGCGACACATCAACCGCTAATACCAGCGGTAAAACGCTGCTTGGTCAGTAACCGGAGTCATTGAAATGGCGGAAACAACTAAAGAGCGATTGAACAAACAGTTCGCACAACTTGAAAGCGAGCGTCAGTCGTTCGAGCCGCACTGGCGCGAGTTGAGTGATTACATCAACCCGCGTGGTTCCCGCTTTCTGACTTCTGAGGCCAACCGTAACGATCGGCGCAATACACGCATTATTGATTCGACCGGGACTATGGCGGCGCGCACTCTCGCCAGCGGCATGATGTCAGGCATCACAAGCCCCGCGCGTCCGTGGTTTCGCCTGGCTACGCCAGATCCTGAAATGATGGATTATGGCCCTGTTAAGTTGTGGCTTGAGGCAGTTCAGAACCGCATGAACGATATGTTCAATAAGTCGAATCTCTACCAGTCTCTTCCGCAGTTATACGGAAGCCTCGGCACATACAGCACTGGTGCAATGGCAGTGCTGGAGGATGACGAGGACATCATTCGCACAATGCCATTCCCGATAGGCAGTTACTACCTGGCTAACTCACCTCGTGGCAGTGTTGACACCTGTTTTCGCAAGTTCTCTATGACTGTTCGTCAGCTTGTTCAGGAGTTCGGGCTAAATAACGTCAGCGAATCCGTAAAAAGCATGTGGGAAAGCGGCACCTACGAGAAGTGGATCGAAGTGATGCATTCGGTTTACCCGAACATTGACCGCGATACATCGAAGCTGGATAGCAAGAACAAGCCATTCAAATCGGTTTATTACGAGGTTGGTGGAGATAACGACAAGTTGTTGCGTGAGTCCGGATTCGATGAGTTTCCAATTATGGCTCCGCGCTGGGAAGTTAACGGCGAAGATGTTTATGGATCATCATGCCCGGGTATGCTGGCGCTTGGGCCTGTTAAGGCATTGCAGCTTCTCCAGAAGCGCAAGTCGCAGTTGATTGATAAAGCCACCAATCCGCCGATGGTTGCTCCGACTTCCCTCAAGAATCAGCGCGCCTCCCTTCTTCCTGGCGACATCACGTATATCGATCAGATTACTGGTCAGGATGGCTTCAGGCCTGCTTATCTGGTTAACCCCAGTACAGCAGATTTGGTGGCAGACATTCAGGACACTCGTCAAATCATTAACAGCGCCTACTTTGTCGATCTGTTCATGATGTTGCAGAACATCAATACCCGCTCGATGCCTGTTGAAGCGGTGATCGAAATGAAAGAAGAAAAACTTCTGATGTTGGGGCCGGTTCTGGAGCGTCTGAACGACGAATGTCTTAATCCTCTCATTGACCGCGCTTTCTCGATGATGGTGCGCAAAAACATGCTGCCGCCACCGCCTGACGCGATGGAAGGCATGCCCCTGAAGGTCGAATACATTTCCGTCATGGCTCAGGCGCAGAAGTCTATCGGCCTGTCCAGTCTGGCGTCCACGGTTAACTTCATTGGTCAACTTGCGCAAGCGAAACCAGAAGCTCTCGACAAACTCAACGTTGATCAGGCGATCGATGCATTCGCTGATATGTCCGGAGTGTCTCCAACCGTCATTGTTCCGCAGGAACAGGTTGAGCAGGCTCGCCAGCAACGGGCACAGCAACAACAGCAGCAACAAATGATGGCGATGGGGATGGCGGCGGCACAGGGGGCCAAGACGCTAAGCGAAGCTAAAACTTCGGATCCGAGTGTGTTGTCAGCTATGGCGAATGCAGTTAGTGGTCAGGGTGGGCAATCACAATGACAGATTACGAAGACGATCAACTGAAAGAAGAAAACGCCCGTAAGCAACGTGACATGGCGCAGCGTGAAATTGATGACATTCGCTTTGTCATGAGCAGTGAACAGGGGCGTCGCGTTGTCTGGTCGGTACTGGAGAAAGGCCGTGTGTTTTCCGCTATCTCACCGATGGACGCTATGGCAATGGCATTTAATGAGGGGCAACGCAATCTGGCGCTGGAACTGTTTCAGCGCGTTATGGCGCATTGCCCTGAACAGTATTTGAAGATGGCCAAAGAGGCCAGTGAACAGGAGTGATCATGAATTTATTTGAGCGTTTGCTGTATCGCCGTCTTTGCAATGAGCAACCAGTCGATGGTGGAGCAGCTCCGGCTGCGTCAGAACCGTCAGCGCCTGCAGGTGATAACCATGCTCCAGTTGGTGATCCATCACAACCGGAAGGTGATAAGTCACAACCTGTTGCTGATGGCGATAAACCGGCTGATGACAAAAATCCTGAAAACGATAAGCAGGATGAAAAAAAGGACGGCGATAAACCAGAGGGTGCGCCTGAGAAGTACGAGTTTCAGGCTGCCGAAGGCGTAGAGCTGGATACAGAAGCGTTGAAGGAATTCGAGCCGGTGGCGCGAGAACTAAACCTGACCAACGAGCAAGCGCAAAAGCTGGTTGATGCTTATCCGAAGATTCTGGCAGGTGTTCAGCAGCGCCAGGCAGAAGCCTGGCAGAAAACAACCGAGCAGTGGGCTGCGGATGTAAAAGCTGATAAAGAAATCGGTGGCGACAAGTTGATTTCTAACCTTAGCGCCGCACAGCGTGCGCTTGACCAGTTCGGGACACCTGAACTCAAAGAATATCTGAACACCACCGGGCTGGGTAATCACCCTGATCTGGTCAAAACGTTCGTGAAAATCGGAAAGGCGATGTCTGAAGATGGCATGGTCACCGGTGGTAATGAAGGCCAGCGTAGTGCGGCCGAAGTGCTCTATGGCAAATAAGAGAGGAAATAACAATGGCTGTTAAAGGCTTAACTGCGCTAACGCTGGCTGACTGGGGTAAGCGCGTCGATCAAAACGGGAAAGTCGATAAGATTATCGAGCTTCTCGGTCAAACTAACCCGATCCTTCAGGATATGCCTTTTGTCGAAGGGAACCTTCCTACCGGACACCGAACCACCATTCGTTCTGGTTTACCTTCAGCTACCTGGCGTTTGCTGAACTATGGCGTACAGCCAAGCAAATCAACCACAGTGCAGGTAACCGATTCCGTTGGCATGCTGGAAACCTATGCTGAAGTCGATAAGTCACTGGCTGATCTGAACGGTAATACCGCCGAATTCCGCCTGTCTGAAGACCGCGCATTTATTGAAGCGATGAATCAGCAGATGGCGCAGACGCTGTTTTATGGTGATTCCAGCGTTAACCCTCAGCAGTTTATGGGACTGTCCTCCCGCTATTCCAGCCTGTCTGCAGGTAATGCTCAGAACATCATTGATGCTGGTGGCACGGGTACAGATAACACCTCAATCTGGTTAGTAGTGTGGGGCGAAAACACCGTGCATGGCATCTTCCCGAAAGGGCAGAAGGCTGGCATCCAGATGGAAGATAAAGGCCAGGTGACACTGGAAGATGCGAATGGCGGCAAGTACGAAGGCTACCGTACCCATTACAAATGGGACAACGGACTTACTCTGCGTGACTGGCGTTATGTTGTTCGCATTGCAAACATCGATGTCAGAAATCTTTCAGAACCTTCCTCTGCCGCAAATATTGCGAAGTTGATGGTTAAAGCACTGCATCGCATTCCAAACCGTGGCATGGGTCGCCCGGTGTTCTACATGAACCGCACTGTAGGCCAGGCTCTTGATCTGCAGTCTCTGGAGAAAACATCTCTGGCGATTAGCGTAAAAGAGACTGAAGGCGAGTGGTGGACGTCATTCCGTGGTGTACCAATCCGTGAAACTGATGCGCTTCTGGAAACAGAAGCCCGCGTGGTGTAACGCCTGTTATTAACCTGTGGGTCGTAACAGACCCACTAATGGAGAAAGAAGATGATCACCGACAAACTGTTGATGTTCTCCGAAGCACAGGCGGTAACTGATACCGCGGCTTCTACTGACGTAATCGATCTCGGTCCAATTGATGGAAACCGTCGCGATATCGGTGTGGGTTACCCGCTTGAGTTTTGGGGGCTGGTTAACGAAGCCGCCACGGCAAGTGGTGAGGCAACTGTAAACATCCAGTTGCAGACGAGTGAGAATAACAGCTCTTGGACCACTATTTATGATAGTGGTGCGTTGGCAAAGGCCACCCTGACAGCAGGTAAGCGAGTTGTTTCTGCAAAGGTGCCAGCCGGTGTTCAGCGATATCTGCGTGTTAACTACTCCGTCGCAACTGGCCCACTAACGGCCGGCAAATTCACTGCGGGTATCAGTCTGGATGTTGATGCCAATACGCCGTACCCGATCCGCTCAAAAGTAACTGGTTAAGGTGATATCGATGTCAGGTGAGAAACCAAGATACCGCGTTCTGCGCCTCTCTCATATCCATAACACACTGTGGCCGGAGGGGGCAGAAATCGAATACGAAGGTGAGCCTGGTAGCGCACTGGAACCTGTTAACGATGCAGCCAGACAGGCAAAAGCAAAGGTAGCAGGAAAGGTGTCTATGGCAGCAACCAGCACCAAAATCATCAACGATGTGTCAGATGATGGTGAACTGGATAAGCTCCGTGAAGAGTACGAATTGCTCTTTAACGAGAAGCCACACCATAACGCCAAAGCCGAAACGCTCCGCGAGAAGATCGCAGATAAGCGTAAAGAACTGGGCGTGTAAGCCTCGCGAATCAGACAAGGGGCTTCGGCCCCTTTATTGCAGGAGTATAGAAACTTATGGCCTCTGTAGTAGAGATCTGCAATCGTGCGCTGTCCAATATTGGCAACAGCCGCAGTATTAACAGCCTGACGGAAGCCAGCAAGGAAGCGGGGGAATGTTCGCTGCACTTTGAGGCCTGCCGTGATGCTGTGCTTTCTGATTTTGACTGGAACTTTGCTACCAAACGCGTGGCGCTTGCAGATACGAACAATCCACCGCCTGACTGGGAATATGCGTACCAGTACCCGTCCGATTGTCTGCGCATTACTGAAATTATGCTTCCTGGTGTACGCAATCCAACAGCAGCAATGCGCGTTCAGTACGAAGTTGGTGCAGACACCAACGGAACAGGAAAGTTGATCTACACAGACCAGCCGCAGGCATGGCTCAAGTATGTATCTCGCGTTACAGATGTGAACATGTTTGATGCCATTTTTATGGAGGCGTTGGCCTGGCGTCTTGCGGCAGCTATTAACATGGCGCTGACTGGGAATGCAGACCTCGGTACGTTTGCCCTCAATATGTACAATCGCGTGATTCTTAGTGCTGGCTCGCATAGCCAGAATGAATCACAGGAACCACTGCCACCGGTTGACGAGTTTACCATTGCGAGGTTGTCCTGATGGCTATCAGTTGGATCCAGCCCAGCTTTGCCGGTGGTGAGATTGGACCGTCGTTGTACGGTCGTATTGACATGGCGAAGTACCAGGTGGCATTGCGCAAGTGCGATAACTTTATCGTGCGGCAGTATGGCGGAGTTGAGAATCGACCTGGTACGCGTTTTGTCGGTGCCGCCAAATACCCAAATCGGAAATGCCGCCTGATCCCGTTCCAGTTCTCGACGGTTCAGACTTATGCTCTGGAGTTCGGACACCAGTACATGCGCGTTATCAAAGATGGTGCGTTGGTGCTGAACAGCAGCAATGTTATTTATGAAATTTCCACGCCATATACTGAAGCCGATCTGTTCCGAATTAAATTCACGCAAAGCGCCGACGTGCTTACGCTTGTTCATCCGGCATACCCGCCGAAAGAGTTGCGTCGCTATGCGCATGACAACTGGCAACTGGTTGATGTGGTAACGAAGAACGGGCCATTTGAAGATATCAATATTGACGAGTCAGTGACGGTTTATGCCAGCGCCAGCACCGGGACAATTACGTTAACGGCAAGCGCCTCTATTTTTGGCGCGGAGCAGGTAGGCAAATTGTTCTATCTGGAACAGCCTGCAGTGGATTCTGTGCCGGTATGGGAAACCAGTAAGAGTACGTCAATTGGCGATATTCGCCGTGCAGACAGTAACTACTATCGCGCCGTTACAGTAGGCAAAACAGGCACTTTGCGCCCTTCGCATACAGAAGGCACATCATGGGATGGCTGGGGCGGATCCGGTGATGATGATACCGGCATTGAGTGGGAGTATCTGCACAGTGGTTTTGGCATTGCCCGTATCTCTGCTGCAAATGGAACTACTGCAACTGCCGAGGTGATTTCCTATATCCCTTCGCAGGTAGTTGGCGAGGATAATGCCAGCTATAAATGGGCTAAATATGCCTGGAACAGTGTTAATGGTTATCCTGGCACTGTTGTTTATTATCAACAACGTCTTTACTTCGCCGCATCGACTGCGTTCCCTCAGACTATCTGGGCCAGCCGTACCGGGGATTATAAGGATTTTGGCAAAAGCAATCCTACGCAGGATGACGACAGAATTATCTACACCTATGCCGGGCGTCAGGTTAATGAGATCCGCCACCTGATTGATGTTGGTTCTCTGGTGGCGCTGACTTCCGGAGGTGAGTACGTCATCACCGGCGACCAGAACAAAGTGTTAACCCCATCATCATTTGCATTCAGCTCTCAGGGATCAAATGGCTCAAGCAACGTCCCGCCAATTGCCGTGGCGAATATTGCTCTGTTCGTCCAGGAGAAAGGCAGCGTTGTCCGTGATCTGGCCTACTCATTTGATGTTGACGGCTATCAGGGGAACGACCTGACCATCCTTGCCAATCATCTTTTTCAGAAGCACAGCATTGTTGACTGGTGCTTCTCGATTGTCCCTTACTCCAGTGCCTTTTGCATTCGTGATGACGGTAAATTACTGGTGATGACCTATTTGCGTGATCAGCAGGTTTTTGCATGGGCACCACAATCCAGTACCGGAAAATATGAAAGCACATGCAGTATCAGCGAAGGCAATGAAGATGCGGTGTATTTCGTCGTTAACCGAACCGTTAACGGGCAAACAGTGAGATACATCGAGCGACTGTCCAGCCGTTTATTTACCAGCGATGAAGATGCTTTCTTTGTTGATTCTGGCCTTAGCTATGATGGAAGAAATACGTCTGACAGAACGATGATCATCACTGGTGGTTCTGGCGAATGGGATTACCGCGAGGAATATACAATCAGTGTTTCTGGTGGTGCGTACTTCACCAGTAGTGATATCGGTGCCCAACTACAGTTCCCTTATACCGGAATTGATCATGATACTGGCGATGAAGTGTCAAAAGAATTACGTTGCGACATCATTTCTGTAACCAGCAATACCGCTGTAGTGGTTCGTGCTAACAGGAACGTCCCGCCACCCCTCAGGAATGTGGCCACCACGAACTGGCAGATGGCGCGCCGGACATTTGGAGGCCTGTCTCATCTTGAAGGCCAGACCGTAAACATTCTCTCTGATGCGAACGTGGAACCACAGAAAGTTGTTTCCGGAGGTGCCGTCACGCTGGAATCTCCGGGGGCTGTTGTGCACATCGGCCTGCCAATAACTGCTGAATTCGAAACACTGGATATCAACATTAACGGACAGGAAATGCTGCTGGACAAAAAACAGGTGATCCCCTCCGTTACTCTGGTTGTGAATGCCAGTCGCGGCATCTGGGCGACTACGCCCGGCGGTAAATGGTACGAATATCCACAGCGTGAATTCGAGTTCTACGATGATCCTGTTGATGATGCTACCGGAAAAGTAGAAGTGAAACTGGACAGTAACTGGGGCAAAAACGGACGTGTAAAAATCCGTCAGCTTGATCCGTTGCCGCTGTCTGTTCTTGCCGTTATTCCTCGTCTTACTGTTGGGGGATTCTGATGATCGATGTTCGAGTTATTCCCGCCACCGAAGAGCATCTTCAGATGATTTTGCCGGATGTTCGTCAGGCTGATATTGACGAACTGTATGCGGTATCGCTGATGACTACCGAAGATGCGCTGCGTGTTGGTCTTCGCACTGCGACTATGGCCTGGTCAGGGTTCGCGAACGGAGAACTGGTAACCATGTTTGGTGTATCTCCGGCGTCAATGATCGGTGGCAATGGTACACCCTGGCTGGTCGGAACCAGCCGTATTGAAAAATATCAGAAGACATTTCTTCGCCACTGCCGACCTGTATTGCAGCAGATGCTGGCAGTTTATCCGCGCCTGGAAAACTACGTCGACGAGCGAAACCATGTTGCCAAAGCATGGCTGCACTGGCTTGGATTCAGGCTTGAAGAAGCCGCGCCTTATGGTGCTCTTGGTCTTAATTTCCACAGATTTCACATGGAGAGAAAATAATGTGCGATCCGGTTATTGCTGGTGGCGCAATGCTCGCCATGAGTGGCATTCAGGCATACACCCAGTACCAACAGGGAAAGTATGCCTCGAAGGTTGCAGAAGCGAACGCAGATATAGCCACTGCTCAGGCAAATGATGCAATAAACAGAGGTAACGCTGAAGCTGAGCAACGGCGCAGAGAGACCCGACAGCGGCTTGGTACTCAAGCGGCGACAATGGGGGCGACCGGCGCCGATTTATCTACCGGTAACGCGCTGGATATATTTGGCGACACTGCCCAGTTTGGCGCTCTTGATTCGCTGACGACGGTGAATAACGCGCAACGCGAGGCTTACGGTTATCAGGTTCAGGCTGCCAACTATAAAGCAGAAGCCAGTTCAGCCCGTAAACAGGGGAATGTGGGAGCAGCAACAACATTGCTCACTGCGCCTCTGAAGGCATACGGTGCGTACCAGATGTTTGGTGGGACGTGGAGTCCGTTTACTCAAAGCACTCCTGCGCCAATCGGGGCAGCAGCAGGAACCAGATTACCCGGAGGATTATAATGCCAGTCGTACCAACAGTATCCGGACGTCAGGTTGAGAGCCGTGGAGTTCAGTCAGCAGGCTTACAGACGTTTTCTCAGCCAGGTATTGGTGATGCTTTTGTTCGGGCAGGGGCAGAGGCAATTGATGTTTTTGGTCAGGCAAAACAGCGTGCCAATATTGCCTTGGTTCAGGAGGCATCCCTTAAACTCAGTCAGACAGGCAGTGATCTGCTGAATAATCCTGAAACAGGATTGCTTAACCTGAAAGGGAAAAATGCTATTGGAAAAGGCCATGAGTATACACAGCAGTTTGATGCTCAGATCGAACAACTGGCTATGTCGCTGCCGGATGAACAGGCTCGTAATGCTTTCATGCAGCAGGCGCAGCAGCAGCGTATTCAGTTCGCTACGCAGGCCGGGAGGTACGAAATAGGACAGGTTCGCCAGTATGAGGCGGATATGCAGGATGCGACACTAAAAAACCTATCGATGCAGTTCCGTCACCCGACAATGGCAAACCAGGCAGGATTGAAGGCATATCATAGCATCATCGCTTACGGCGAAGCCCACGGCCAGAGTCAGGAAGAGATCGAACAGAACTGGGTTTCGTGGCGCGAGAATGCCGCGAACGGTGCGGCGGAGGCGTGGTATGTGCCGATGTATCAACAGATGATGGGTCCGAACGGCAAGATTGAGGTAACCGATACACCGAGTGAGGCGCAGTTATTCTCTGCAATAATCTGGCAGGAGAGTGGCGGAAATCAGTACGGAAAGGACGGAACACCTCTGGTGTCGCCAAAAGGCGCTGTTGGCGTAGCGCAGGTGACGGAAGATACTGGCCCCGAAGCTGCCCGCCTTGCTGGCGTGCCGTGGGACCGAGATAAATGGTTGAATGACCCGCGCTATAATGCCCGCTTGGGGCAAGCTTATTTCGGCGCGCAGATGAAGAAATACGACAATAACCCGGTTCTGGCAGTAGCTGCCTATAACGCTGGCCCAGGAAAGGTTGACGGCTGGATTAAACAGATTGGCGATCCGCGCACAGGCGAAGTCAGTAACGCCCAGTTTGCCGCAGCTATCCCATACGACGAGACGCGCAATTATGTGGCAAAAGTAACTGGCAGTGCTGGAGCTATTCCTGGATCTGCGACGATGGAAAACCTCATCGCACAGCCATTCTGGAACGCCATGAGTCCGGACAAAAAGTCGCAGATGATGAGCAAGGTTGCTGGCATGTACGACATGCAGGCTTCAGCCGGTCGCGTTGCGCTACAGAGTCGAATGCAGGACGACCTATCCAAAATTGAGGCCGGTAAGCAGGTGACGCCTATTTCAGCGCACGAATGGGCCGCCGTTATGCCGCTTCAGGCAGCGCCTGCCGAGCGCCTGCAGATGGAAAAAACCTTCCAGCAATACCAGCAGGCAATGACGCTACAACCTGTTTATCAGACCATTATGCAGGGCAACGTCCAGCAGGGTACCGCCGCCGTGCAGGCAATGGCACCGCAGGAAAACGACCCTGACTTTAAATACAAAGCAGAGCTTTATGCATCGGCAAAGGTCAAGCTTGGGCAGGTACTGAAGGCGCGGGAAGCGGATCCGGGGGCATGGCTGCAACAAAACTCTCCGGTTGTGCAGGCTGCATTCCAGCAGTACCTGAATGACCCTTCATCTGGTGAATACCTAGTTTCCCGCATACAGTCTGAAAAAGACCGCCTGGGGATAATGAGCAAAAAAGTTTTACCGGAGTCCATGGTCAACGACGTACTGCAGCGTATTGACAACACGCAGGAATCTAGCGTAAAGGCCATTCAGTCGGTGGCGCAGTCGTTCGGCAAATACTCGGATAAGGTGATGCAGCAGGTTCAGAAGAGCGCTTATCCTGCGTTGCAGGTTGTCATGGCTACCGAGAACCCGCGCGCGGCAAATGCGCTCTGGCAAAACCGTAGCGTTAAAACTGCTGACTTACGCGGCAGTCTTGAGAAAACCGACGCGGATAGCGCCGACTCGTCATGGAATGACCAATCGAAAGATTTTGCTGGCACGATGGTTGTTCAGCCTGGTGGCACTGCCGTGTGGAATAACTTCAACGAGCAGGGAAAACGACTTACTTACATCAACATGCAGCGCGGAATGTCGGCGTCTGATGCAGCAAAACAGGCGTATCAGGACATCCTCGGCGAGCAGTACCAGACCAATGGCACTTGGCGGCTACCTAAGCGTGCAGGGATAGATATTCGTGACGTTAACGATGGTGCCAATGCGTATCTGAAAAACCTGTCAGCAGATCAGATTATGCCGCTTATTGGTGACCCAAGGCTACCTGATGAGGTCAACCGTGAGCAGAGTATCTCCCGCATTCGTGATAATGCGCAGTGGGTTACCAACAGCGACGAAACAGGACTTACCCTGATGCTCAACGGGCTGATCGTCAACGGTGCCGACGGCAACCCGATTACGGTGCCGTTCAACGATCTGGCGAAACTGGGAACAACCAACCGATCAGTATGGAACAGCATTACCAAGTTCATTGATACTCCGGTGAAATATACTCCCGGACAGTCTAAGGAATACAGCGCAGAAAGTCAGCGCGACAACCTGATTAACATTTTCCAGAACGGCCAGCAATCAGGACGATAACATGCCAATTTACACAGATGATCCGGGACAGGGAATTAACCAGCCAATTGGCAACGCGCCAGCAGGGCTTGGCGAATCGCTGCTTTCTTCCCTTAAGCAGGGATTTGAAGAGGGGCCGGTCATGTCCGGCTACCGCTTTGCGCAGGCCGACTCGCTGGCGAATGACCAAAACTCTACAGTTATCAGTAAGCAGGAAGCGGATGAGCTCCTGAAGCAGTACGGCGTAAAGAGCATAAACGTGCCAGATTCTGGCGTTACGCAGGCTTTTCTCGATCATGTTATTGCCGAACGCAAAGATTCTCTGGCACGCCAGCAGATCGCGATGTCGGCACCGAGCGGGTGGGTAGCCACGCCGCTTAATTTCGCAGCCAGCCTAGCTGGTTCAATGGCAGATCCTGGTAACGTGGCGCTGGCGCTGGTTCCGTTCGCTGGAGAAGCAAAGGCGGCTTCTGTGCTTGGCCGATTTGGCGAGCGATTTGTTGCTGGTGCACGCATGGGGGCAGCGCAGGCGTTGGTGACCGTGCCGCTTACCGGGCTGGCAGCGGCGGCGGAAGGTGACGACTTCACCTATAGCAACGCGTTGGAAAGTACTTTCTTTAACACGATGGCTGGCGGTCTAATACATGCCGGCGGCGGCCTTATCGCCGATATCGTGCGACCGCGTCGCGTTCCCGATGCTGCAACGGGAGAGTCCCCGGCGTTTTCTGGCGATGCGCAGCCAACCCCGGTGATAACGCCTGACAACATTCCGGCGGGCGTGAATATCCCTGAGGTTGGCGCTAACGCAGATCTGGCGGCGGCCATTTCCAGTGAAGCGGAGAGCTACGCATACAGCCGGGCTTATGACGACGTGGTTCCTGACTATATGGCGCGCCAGCAGGAGTTACAGAGCGGGCAGATCGGTAACGTTGCCGACCTGCGTGCCGAGCTTGCGGCTAATCAACGTCATGCTGACTCGCTTGATGCGACGCTGCAGCAGCGCACCAAAAAGTATCAGGGGCAGCGGATGAAGTTTAAGGATGCGCGCTCTAGGGCACTGAAAGAGATTCAGGCCGAGAAAGACGCCATCGCTGCACGCAATCAGGAGATCAACACATCGCTGGAGCAGAACGCGACAGCAGAGCAGGCGCGCTGGCGCCAGTCTCAGATTTCCCGCGGCGAGATCCCCGACGACCTGAAAGTCACCATTTCCGAGCGTGCGCAGCAGATCCTGGACGGCATGCAGATGTCGCCGGTCGCTGGCGCAGTTCGCACTGCCGCAAGCGCCATCAGGGATGCTGACTGGAACGTGAACCAGCAGGCGTATCGCGCTGCGCTGGCACACATGATGGAAGGACGTAGCCCAGATGTTGAGCCCTTCTATGAACTGCACAAACCAGCACTGCGTGAACGCGCCATCCATCGCATACAGAACCCGGCACGGCAGGTTGATGAAACGGCTCGCCCAGCAAGCGAAACAGCCGATCGGGTTTATCAAGAAACGCAAAAGGCAGATCATGAAATTACCGCTGCCGCTGCAGACCTTGATAACGAGCTCAACCTGAGTAACGCCCTGCTTGACGATATCGCTGTCGATAACCCTGATCTTGCGACCACGTTGCGCCAGAAACTCAATGATATTCGTGCCGACGCCAGCGACAATAGTATGAGCAACGCTTTCCGGGCATTTGCCGCCTGTATGATTAACCGGGGGATGTGATGGCAGCAAACGAATTTTTGACGCAGTGCGAGCGCAGTGTAAATGCTGCCGCTGGTCGCGAGCTTTCTTCCGATGAGATGGAGTCGCTGGTGCGTGACATGAACGACACCACTAGGCGAATTCTGGCGACCAATGAGGCGCTGTCTCTGGAAGAGGCCGCGATGCGCGCAGCGGAAGAACTGAGCAATGCCGATATGCTGGCAAAACAGATTGAGGCTCGCAATAAGGCAATCAACGCCCGTATTGCCGCACAACGACTTAGAGAGCTTCGTACTATCTGGAAAGACCGCCCGGATATCGGGCTTGAAGCAATGCTGGTTGGCCGCAACGATGCGCGTACCGGCGCCCGCCGGTCGGTATCTTCGGAGGTGGCGCAACTGCGCGGCAAGTATCATTCCGGTATCAACTACGATTTTGACCGTGCCGGGCTGGTGCAATTCATCGCCAGCGGCAGCAATGACCGGGAAATTGCCGATGCAATGTGGCGCATAGGGCGCGGGCAGTCAACTGACGGTATGACAAAGCAATCCGTAAGCGCTGCACAAATCATCATGAAATGGCAGGAAACTGCGCGCATTGATGAGAACCGCGCCGGGGCATGGATACGCAAAGAGCCGGGCTATATAGTGCGCCAGTCACACGACATCATGAAGATCCGCGCCGCAGGTTATGAAGCATGGCGAAATGCTATTCTCCCGCGCCTTGATGAGCGCACTTTTGACGGCGTGGCTGACCGCGAGCAGTTCATGCGTAACATTTATAACGGGCTGGCTTCCGGCGTGCATCTTACATCTGAAAAGCCCGATTGGATGAATGGCTTTAAGGGATCGGCGAACGCAGCTAAACGCGCCAGCCAAGAGCGAATTTTGCACTTCAAAGATGGTATCTCGTGGCACGAGTACAACCAGCAATTCGGCACCGGCAGCCTGCGAGAAGCGCTGTTTGGTGGCTTAAACAGCGCTGCCCGCACAACGGGCATGATGCGCGTACTGGGCACTAACCCACAGAACATGTTTAAGTACCTGACGGACGCCATTGCTGAAGATATCAGCAAATCCGGAAGACCGGCAGCGTTGGCTGACTACATGACGAAGGTGCGTCGCATTAACCGTACCGTAATGCCGCAGGTTGACGGCTCGCTAAATATTCCTGGCAGCGTAGGCTGGGCCAATGCGTCGGCGGCTGTACGCGGCTGGTTGCGTATGAGCCAACTTGGTGGCGCGGTAATCTCATCGTTTAACGACGTGCCTATCGCCGCTACCGAGATGCGCTACCAAGGGCAGAATTTTATGCAGGCGTTGCTTGGTGCTATGAGAGGCCGCTTCACGCGTTACAACAGCGCGGAGCAGAAAGAGATCCTTTCCTCTATCGGAGTTTATTCCGACTCCATGACGCAGGAAATCATCCGGCGCATATCTGGTGATGACACGCTGAATGGAAAGCTTGGTCGCGCGCAGCAGCTTTTCTTTAAGTACAACCTCATGAACTTCTGGACCGAGAGCGGTCGCAACAGCAACGCCATGATGATAACCAACTGGCTTGCAAAGAATGCTGACCAGTCTCATGCGCGGCTACCGGAAGACCTGCGACGCGTGCTGGATCTGCACGGTATTGGCGAACGTGAGTGGGAAATTTTTCGCAACATGGACATGGCCGATAGCGAAGGTCGTAAGTTCATGACGACCAGCGGCATCCGCGGCGTGCCTGACGAAGTGATTGCCGGTTATGTAGAGAGTAAGGGGATCAAACCAACGCAGCGCGCTATCGCTGACGCACGCGATCAATTGGAAGGGCAGTTGCGCGGCTACATCCTTGACCGCCTGAATATCGCCATGTCAGAGCCTGGCGATCGCACGCAGGCGTTTATGAAGATGGGCACGGTGCCAGGAACGGTGGCTGGGGAAGCAATACGATTCGCTGGTCAGTACAAATCGTTCACTGCAAGCTTCATGCAGAACGTACTAGGACGCGAAGTATTCGGGCGTGGTTATATTCCTGCTGGGCTTGGTGAGTCGAAAACCGGATCGCTGACGAATGCGCTGCTACGTAACGGGAAGGGGGCTTTCCTTGGTGCTGCAAACCTCTTTGTCTGGGCGACTATGTTTGGTTATATCTCCATGCAGTCAAAACTCATGCTGAAAGGGCAAACACCACGCCCGGCAGATGCCAAGACGTTTCTCGCAGCCGCATCTCAGGGGGGCGGTCTTGGCATCTTGGGTGACTTCATGTTTGGTGAGGTCAACCGCATGGGGGCCGGGCCGGTTACGTCGCTAATGGGGCCAGCAGCATCGAACGCTGACAGCATTATCACGCTGCTCCAGCAGACCACGAGAGGGGATGCAGATTTGGGTGACTGGTATCGCACGGCACTTGACAATACGCCATTCCTCAACGTGTTCTGGCTTCGTACGGCGATGAATGGTTTAATATTGAACCGGATACAAGATGCCCTTGACCCAGGCTCTCTTGAGCGTTATCAGCGCCGTGTTGAGCGTGAGCAGGGGAACGACTTTCTGATCCCACCATCGCAGTTCATGCTAGGTAAATAATAATGAAGGCAATTATATTTTTTGTTTCAATATTGATGTCTGCATTTTCTTTTGCAGGGCAAAATGTTAAATGCGAACTTCAATACTTTGGAGATAGCGATAAATTTAAGGTAACTCAGTTTTCTTTTATGGGGATTCCATCTGATTCATACCTTTATACCTGTGCCGACTGTGGAGGCATCCAGATAAACGTGTTCCCATCTATTCAGACTGTTGCCTCCTACTCATTTGAAAACAACATTGATTTCGAAAGGAAAATCAATGCTGAATACAACAGAAAAGACATAGCTAAACTTGAGATGGAAAACGTTACTCAAGGCGGGAGAATAAAATATTCAATCACCGATACTGGTTTGGCAGAGTTTTACCCAGAGGGCAAAAAGATAAGCTACCTCTACTTTTTAGCCAAGCAACAAAATGGTAAAGAACAAGTAGGTTATTCAGGATTTGTTACCTCTAACGGGGATAAGTCATGCTCAATTATTGCGACATATCCAGGAAAAGAAATTTCTTTTCTGGGAAGTAAATCTTTAAGCTACTTTATGAATCATATATCAATGTAGCGTGACATGTCACAGGCCGCTTTCGCGGTCTTGTTTTTAACGGATGCCACCGCCACCCGGGCGGGAATCCGCAGAACGCCCACCGCAGCGGGAGCCGTCAGCAGCAGTGTCGCTGTTATACTATTGAGTTAAATGATATCTTGTCCTTAATATCATTAAGTTTGCCATATATCTTTTTTGCATAAAAATCAGCTTCCTCAATAAACTTCGACTTCTCATTATCAGGCATATTTTTGAAGGTATGTGCACATGTATATTGAGAGTAGTAATTGTGAAACTTGTTATACATATTATTGAGTTCTTGTAAGTCTTTTTTATACTCAGGAAGGTATATGTTTATTAGCATTTCCATCGTTTGCAACGGATTGACTTTTGATGTGTCAAATTTACTATCAGAGTGGTAACTGGCATTGTTAACAAAATTGAGAATAGCCATTTTGTTTGAAGCTATGACTTTTTCAGTAAGTATGCAATTTGTGAATAATTGCTCACGTTTATCTCTTAATATTTTTTCGCGCTCTAATTTTATGCTGTTTTTGTATCCTTGCCTTGCACTTATGTAAGTAGAAACTATAGCAATAACTGCACCTATCAATGCGCCTAAGATAGTATTATCCATATAAGCCACCTAAACTGCGTAAAAATTATTTCCTGCCACTTCTGTAGTATATGTTGCGACCATTTTTGGTCACATTAACAACATGACCCTTTGTTTCTACTTTGTTATTGGTTGCCTTATATACTTCAAAGTCAAACCATGATATATGACTTATTTCGTCTATAGATACCATAATTTCTAGACCTTGAACTTTCTTTTTGCTTATCCCTTTTATCGCAGCACTGCGCTTAATTTGGATTTCACCTGGGTAAGCGTTTGTAAATGTAACAGATAAATTTTCTTTGTTTCTGTACCCTGACATTAAAGGAACAAAAGATATGTGTTGGTGTGGCCCTTGATTTTCCGTTGGCTCACCAGAACCATTTATTATTCCAACGTATACTTTATTTGATGATAAAGTAATTAACATTGGTTTCTTAGGATCTGATTCGATTGCATCAAGCAATAGCAAATCTAAAGAACCCTGGGAGTACGTTTTTCGCAATACTCTAGCTTTCATTGCCTCTGATATTTTGTCATAAATATCACGTTTATAAAAACAACCTAAAAGAAGATCTTTTAGCCAAACAAAAGATACATAACACAAAGAGAAGCAAATTGATGTGACTGACAGAAGAAGTAGCCACATGTAAATTCTATCTGTTTCTGGTTTTGACGTTACATTAAAAGTTTCCACCATGTCGTGAACTAGGTGAAAATCAGGATATTTACATTTTATAAATGCGGCAATTATTACTGAAGCAACAAGGCAATATGTACCTAATGCAGCTACTTTCATATAAAGAAGCTGGCCTTCATGTCGGTATAAACGGAAATAATGATACTGGTTAGCGGTTATCATAATATAACCACTAACCAGAATGGGGATAATTAGAAGAGCTAACAACACTATTTCCTTACAGTGGCAAGATCCTGTTTAACAATTGCAGCAGCGAGACGACGCATCTCTTTAACCTCAGGAAGCTCAGAAATTTGCTGTGATGAGATATATACTCCACCACGCTTGTTAACCTGCGCTGACGCCGGAACTTCTGCATTTTTTGCCTGAGGGCTGGGTGCATTATCCCTCGTTTTTGTACGAGCGAACCAAAATCCCATATCTCCTCCTCATGTAAACACATGGTTTACCTTTAGGGTAATAGTACGCTATTCACTCCCAGTCTGCAATCTGTACAGAATTATTTAAAGGCACATCCCTGTGCCGCCGCCCGTCAGAAGAACCCTGCCTTGTCGTTGATGTACTCCGCGTGGGTCTGGATATCACGCAGGCATTTGCTCACACCGACGATGTAGCAGAACATGGTGGTCAGCTCCGCCGCCGCGCCCGATACGTCGTGCCCGTCTTCCTGTAACTGGTTCAGCAGATTCATCAGCAGTGAGTTCTCCGTCAGGCCGAGAACACCAGACGGCGAATGAATCAGGCTGCGGTAGCCGGGCTTCAGTGGGGCACTGTATTCTTTTTTGTCTTCCAGCTTGATCGCCTCCATAATGGCGGGCATGAATTTTTCAATTACCTGAGTGGCCTTTGATAAATCAGCTCCACCTGAGAGACGAACATCTCCACTGACATTTGCGGGTTTTCTGTCGAAGTAGCAATCTTCCAGTTTTTCGAAGACCTCCCACGCTTTTTCAGTCTCAAGAATTTTCGCATGTCGTGCTGCACCGCGAGCGGTCCATAAGAAAAGATGACTTACTTTTGGTGCAATATTAAGCAAACCTCTTTGAGAGGACTCGTTCTTAAATGCTCGTAATTCTTCGCCTATCAGCTTGAAACAATGTTTTCCCTCAATGAATCGATCTGCATTTCGTTGATAGTTTTGACGAATCAGTTTGGGTTCTGTGTCATACAAATCAGCAAGCATTTCTGTAGTCATTACAGGGATGTTGCAATGAGTTGTTATCGGCAACTTATCAATAGCTATATTACGCATTTTCATTGCCTCCATCTTTCACGACGAAATAGCAATTATCTTTATAATCTAACTGGATGAACTTTATGTTTTCAGGGAGTTTTACAGAAAGAGTTTTTGCACAAGCAAAACCAAAATCTGCGCCAGAAGCATCCATATACCTTAATAATTGTTTTAATGCTGAAGGAGAAAAAGTATCTACCTTCACCTCAACAGGGTAACCATCTTTTGTTTTTAGGTCTGGTTGACCTGGTCCACCAAGTATTTCAGCGTTAAGGTATTTTGCTATTTCTGGATAAGCGTTGTATTCAGAGCGTAGTTTTGCCTTGTTATCGACTGCTAGTTGCATAAGATGATCAAACAAATTGGTATCTAAATCTGCCCCTTCATCCCACATTCTATTTCTACAGCTAATCAATTCACTGACCAGTGGTGCACTTTCTTGCCTTAGCATAAGAAGGAGTGGAGAATTAGAAATTAACCAATACAGATCGTCGTTTGAGATTTTTTGGCCTGGCATAGCGATACCTCTACTAGTAAGTTACCCACCACCGCAACGCCAATTGCTGGTGGTGAACTGGACAAGGTTGGCGTACCGGCCTAGTAGGTACCGGCGCACCTTTCGGTGCCCCTGCCCAGCCCACCATAATTCGGATATGACTGTGCTATACGCATAAAAAAACCACGTCTGGCGTGGTATGCGCCTACTAGTAATCCGGGACGCCAATCCCGGCACTGGATTTTGCCAGTGCCTGATTACTATGGCACAAGAGGAGTGCGATGTAAATTTACCGCAAAGGTAAATATAAGCACTCCACTTGGTAATTGCAAACCTTATCTGGTTTGCTTTCGTAATTGTTCGGCACAATAGTCGAGATGTGTTTGCAGATCCTGCATAGACATCTGTGAGCTGGTGACGTAGTTAATCAGTGCAGTCAGTTCGGCAAGTGGGCCATCGACATTAAATCCATCCTTATCGAGATCCCGGAGTAATTTCATCAAGTGCGATCCCTCCACCAGTGACCTGACGCCTCCCGGCGTGTGAATCCTTTCGGTAAATCCGTCTTCCAGTGGATAGTGATACTGCTGCATCTTATCTTCTCCATGCAATAACTGTATATTTATACAGTATCAAATAATTTGTTTGCTATCCAGCACGTTTCGCAAATTACCTGAAAGGTAATATCTGTTCGTATTCACACCATTTCTATCCATATGTGGTTTTTCAGGTAATAGAATAACCAGATATGCGGCGCAACGGGTGCTGCGACTATCTGGAGATTTAACATGACGGTCTCAACCGAAGTTGACCACAACGAATACACAGGTAACGGCGTTACGACATCATTTCCGTATACCTTTAGGGTTTTCAAGGAATCTGATCTGGCAGTACAGGTGGTTGACCTTGACGAAAATATCGCTGTGCTGGCTCTTGATACTGATTACACTGTCACTGGGGCTGGTGGATATAATGGCGGTAATGTAATTCTGTCGAAGGCGTTAGCTAACGGTTATCAGATTTCTATATCACGAGAGCTACCAGTTACGCAGGAAACTGATCTGCGAAATCAGGGAAAGTTTTTCGCTGAGGTGCATGAAGACGCGTTAGATAAGCTGACGATGCTGATACAGCAAGTCCGCGGTTGGTTTAGCCTGGCGCTGCGCAAGCCATCATTTGTGGCAAACTATTACGATGCTTTGAATAATTACATCCGCAATTTGCGCGATCCTTCCAAGCCTCAAGATGCAGCTACAAAGAATTATGTTGATAATATTGTTAATGTGAATATTAACAGGACATTACGGGTTCCAGATAATTTTATTGAACCACTTCCTCCAGTTCATTTACTGGAAGAAACTGTCATTGGTATCGTCAATGGTAAACCTATAGGTGTACCTGTGCCTTCTGGCAGTGCCGCAGATGTTCTTCTGCAATTATCTAGCGCAGGAGAAGGAAAAGGTGATGCATTAATTGGTGTAAGGCAGCCATTTGCCGGGGCTGTAACTATAACTCAGCATGAAAACAATGCTCTTTTCTTAAATGTAAAACAATTCGGAGCAATTGGGGATGGGAAATATCATCCATTATCTGAGAGGTTTTCTTCAATTTCTGAAGCAAAATCCTTATATCCTTTTGTTGACTCATTATCTCAGTCAATAGACTGGGCCGCGTGGCAAGCTGCCATTAACACAGGAAAGGTTATTTATGGTACTGATAATGCGTATGTAATAACGGATACGTTAACACCTGTTTCTGGTGGTGGGATAATTGGTCTTGGTGTGGGCAAATGGGTCTCCGGATATACTGCAACATTTGCTCCTGATATTACCACAGGGACCACATTCCTGATGTACGGTGTAGGAAATAAAAAATATACTGTAGATTGTGTTTCTAATATGGATGTTAGTGGTGGTGTGGTTTCTAATCCATCTTCCGAAGACCCGTATACAACAACGGCACCTGCGTCATCATATGATTTATTGGATTTTACTAACGGTGATGCTAATGGGGCTACAAGAGCCACGCTTAAACCATTCTCTGCCGCAATATTGATGCCAGAGACAGGGTGTGTTCGCCTTGAGAACTTTCGTATTGTTCCATATTTCAATGGGCTGGATGGTTATAAAGACATTGCAAATACCGGTCTTGGCGATGAGTGGGATGTAGGTATTTGGTCACGTGCGTCTTTTGGCAATGAATACCGCAATTTGCAGGTGGTTGGATACTGGCGCAAGACGGCACTTTTAAAAACGAACATTCCTGTATCTGGCACGCTGGCCGCTCAGGGCGAGGATGAAAACTATTATCACTGTAGATTCCAGGGATTCAAGGGTGTTTCGATCCGCGCCCATGATGTATTCCGAATTACAGCGGTAACGTCCAGCACTATCGAAATCCCATGGTCAGCAAGCCACACCTTCGAAACGTCCGGGGTTTTAAGATCGGGAGGCAGGAATTTCACTTATTCAGGATTATCCGTATCCGGTGATAAGTTAGTATTTACTGGAGTGTCTAACGCTTCTGAGGCAACAGTAGGTTCTACTATACGGCGAAATGACATAGATAACTTTGGTATGGCGGGAACGCAATTTTTCGATTGCTACATTACCAGCCTGTATCACCACACACATCTGCTTGCCACATCGCAATACCTGTCTCAGCCATTCAGCCGGCCATCAGAGTGTATGGAGGTTTCAGGGGAACCAGTTCGCGGTGTACAGGTACATGCAGGAACCATTCAGGGATGGGATGATGTTCTTATTCATCTACATGACTGTGGAAATATGAACTTTTACAGTACATATTTCGAAAGCCAGCCAGCATATGTAACTATAAATGGTGGTAATGCTATTGGTTATGGAGCACGTATGATAGCTTCCCGGCAATCAACAAGCTCATTACCATATGCAGCAGGGAATACTCGAGTGCTTAGAATGGTCGGGTGCTCTGAAGGCAATGGCGTTGACTGGGGTCCTGTATTTAACAACTATACAGGAGGAAGATATAATTCTGGAGACGGTGTATTTAACCCCCGCGATGCATTTATAGACCATAAATCTCTTCCTGAGCAGTCAGGAGGTGAGTCAAGACTCGTATCACAAAAAGGAAATGCCAGAGTAGTATGTGGTGTTGGTAAAACTGTACTGCTTGGACCAACGTCAGGAGATTGTAATTTACAGAGCAATACTGGAAGTTTAAATATTAGAAGTGGGATAAGAGTAAGAATCGGTCACGCTGATGGAACAGACTGGTGGTTGGCAGATGCTAATAAAATAGCTCCTGTTGATGATAATGTTAAAGCTATTGGACAGCCATCAAACAGATGCTCTGTTATCTATGCAGGAACCGGGTCAATCAATACGTCAGATGAAACTCTTAAAACAAGATATGATATTCTTAATGCAGAGCGTAATGCCGCTATTGAAATAAAGTCAGTCATCTATAAATTTAAATTTAATGACTCAATTAATCACAAAGGAATTGAGTCGTCCAGGTATCATTTTGGCGTTGGCGCTCAAACCGTAGGGGATATTCTTAGAAAGCATGGTTTAAACCCGGAGCAATATGCTTTTTGGTGTTACGATGAATGGCCTGACGTATGGGATGAAGAGGTGATAACTGAAGAGAGCACAGATCCTGATACAGGTGAGAAAATTTATTCTCAATATAAAACAGGAGATATGATTCTTGTAAAAAAAGCAGGAGGACGCTACGGAATTCGTTATGACGAATTAGCCATGTTTATATTAATGTCAATGTAATAATAAATGCAATAACCCCGAATAAAACAGCGGGGTTATTGTTATTATAATAATGCTCTTAACTTCTTAAATGATATTTATATGCACTTAGATTATTAAATCTATATTATGCCTGTTATTTATGTGTTCTGTTATATGTTTTGCAGGCACTGTTGGCAGCATTAAAGGAAATTGTATTTATGGCGAAATAGCTGGTATCGTGTTTTTATTGTGCGTAAAAATAACAGACTGCATATATTATTGTATAAAGTTTTGGAAATGAAAACACTCAAACTTACCGCTGTGGATATGTTTTGACCATCGCGAATTGGATTGGTAATATTGGGTAACAAAAAACCATAAATGGTTTATCATGCGTAATGCTTTACTGTTCAGGAGGTAGTTATGCATATAAACGGTGGAAAACATGTCAGCTCAACTAACCAGTGAAACTTTAAATCAGTGGCTTAGCATGAGTTCTTTGGCGGCAGTGATAGCAGGAGTTCCTCCTGAGGTTGCTTTGGGGTCTTTGGCTGGGGCGGTGATTTTTGTTACCTCTGCGGTAGAGTATCCCATTCGTCGTCGCGTGCTCTTGTCGATGCTTAGCTTTCTCTGCGGACTTCTATTCTACAAACCAGCAGCATCAATTCTTATCGGCATAGCCAGCCTGATCCCTACAATCACACAGGATTCTTTCGAGAAAGGGATTGTTTTCTCTGCCGGTGCATTTGTGTCAGCAATCGTCGCTGTGCGAATTGGGATCTGGCTCTATCACCGTTCCGATAATCCACGCGAGTTAATTCCGGGGAGAAAAGACGATGGTAACTCATGAGCTTTTTTTGCTTATCACCAATGCGGTTATTTGCGCCGGTATAGCAGTTCGAGTTGCCACATTTCGGAGAAACGGTTCTCAACACAGGCGATGGGGTGGGTGGCTTGCTTATTTCCTGATTGTTGCTGCGGCCAGCATTCCAGTTCGTGTCGCTTATGCAATCTGGTTACGCACGCCAATGGCTGTGGATTTATCTGAGGTCATTATCAACGCTGTCATGCTTGCCGCGGTTATTAAAACACGCGGTAACGTTGTTCAGATTTTCAAAATATCGAGGTCTAAACATGGAGATTAAACAATTCCAGCGAGCTGCTGGTATTAGCGAGGCGCTGGCCGCACGCTGGTTCTCGCATATAACTTCTGCGATGAAAGAGTTTGGTATCAGCAAACCAGAAGATCTGGCAATGTTTATTGCTCAGGTCGGGCATGAGTCTGTGGGCTTCACCCGGTTGCAGGAGAATTTCAACTACAGCGTCAGCGGACTGGCTAACTTCGTTCGGGCTGGGCGTCTCACTCAGGGGCAGGCTAATGCACTGGGGCGACGTGCTGGTGAGCCACCATTGCCACTCGAGCGCCAGCGAGCGATCGCCAATCTGGTGTACAGCAAACGCATGGGGAACAATGCCCCTGGTGACGGCTGGAACTACCGTGGGCGCGGACTTATCCAGATTACCGGTTTGAATAACTATCGTGACTGTGGAAACGGTCTTAAGGTTGACCTGCTGGAGAGTCCTGAACTGCTGGCGCAGGACGAATACGCGGCTCGTAGCGCGGCGTGGTTCTTCTCCAGCAAAGGCTGCATGAAGTATACCGGAGATATTGCACGTGTAACTCTGCTTATCAATGGTGGCCGGAACGGCATTGATGACCGGCGCGCGCGATACATAACTGCCAGTAAGGTGCTGGCGGTATGATCTGGGCATTCGCAAAAGCATACTGGAAACAGTTGGTTATCATGGCGATGCTTGCTGTTCTGGTCATATCAGGAGTTGTAGCCTGGAATGCACACGGCAGTCGTCAGTACGATGCCGGGTATGCGCAGGCGAAGGAAGACCGCAAAGCTGAAGATGAGATAGTTCGTCAGCACTACGAACAGGAGAAATCGATCAATGAACGTGAAGCGCAGCAGAGGATCGACCAGGCGCGCAATGATGCTCTTGATGCTGCCGCTCGCGCTGGCCGGTTGCAGCAACAACTCTTTGCCATCCGTGAGCAGCTCAGGCAGTATAACGCCATTGTCGGCGCTGGGACGTCAGCCGCAGACACCGGAGTTTTGCTTGCCGACGTGCTCAGCAAATCTCTCGAGAGAAACAGACAACTGGCAGAGTATGCTGACCGGGCAGCCGAAGCCGGAAGAGTCTGCGAAAAACAATACGACACCCTGACCAGATAGCATGGCATTTTTCATGGTACTGATTTCCGGTGACGGTATATAAAACGGTACTAGAAAAATGAAGTTTTGGAAAAATGTTATCACTCAATTAGTTATGATTGTCGTAAATAATTGAGTGGGAATGATTTGACCCTGCACTATGAATGAACAAAACCCTCTGTTACTACAGAGGGTTTTTTATCTTCAAGAATTATAGGATTGAAGTTACTAACATCGATTAATTAAACCAGCTGTCCGATTTGTTCTCTTCTGCTTTGCCCACGCTTTTCATCAGATCGCGACCGCCTTCAGTCATATTTCTGTTGGCGTCAGCTTCAGATTGCACCACATCGGTTTGCGCAGCTTTGTGCTTCAGTTCCTGATCGATAAATTCGTTTTCTCGCTTAACGCGGGCTTCTTCTTTCGCCAGCGCCAGTTTTTGTTTCTGAATCTCTAAGCTGCGTAGCTCATCTTCATAACTTTGATCGCGTTTTTTGTCCGCAGAGGCTTCGGCGTCCAGTTTATCCTGACGAGCTTTCTTATTTGCCGCTGCCGTTGCCGCTCTTTTGTTAGCGGCGGCCTGGGCATTTGCGCGACGTTGCTTCTCTTGCTGGATTTCCCTGTTGCGCTCCGCGACCCATTCGTCATGCTGCCTTTGCTCTTCATTTTTACCTTGCTGTTCCGCTTCTGCGACAGCAGAGAGTTGATCCTGCAATGATGAGGCGATAGCCGGATAGCTTAAGGAGGCTAAGATGGCGCAAAGAAAAACTTTCTTCATGACTCCTCCTGATTATTAGCTCTTTTCAGGACATTTGGTATTTGGCTGAATACGCGTTTCGTTATACGTCGTGGTAATAACAACGGCTAAACCTGTCGTAAACTGGCACTCTTTACCCACCTGGGTAGAGGTATACACTTTGGTGCCTTCCTTATAGGTTAAAGAAACACCTTCCACTAAGGTTTTATCATTCACCATAGAACCCGCTGCCGCGCCTACAGCTCCGCCGCCAACTGCACCTGCCGTCGTTCCGGAATTGCTGCCAGACCCGACGTTGTGGCCGATAACACCGCCAGCGACTGCGCCAATAAGCGCGCCGAAGGCTTGTGCGTTCCGTTTATTTTGGGAGTTGTCTACGGCAACTTTTGCGGGAAGAATGGAAATAATATTAACGGTTTTAGTTTCTTGTTTGGTATTCAGTTGATCGGTTTGATAAACATCGGCAGCATGATCGTCAGCATTTGACTGGCATCCTGCCAGAGTGAATGACGCTAACATTGCCACAGGCAGAAGACATTTTTTAAATTTCAT